GAGTATTCTGTCCAAGTCCAACGTAGAATCGTGCTAGATCTTTACGCCGGTCTGTACTATCGAACTGATGGGACGGTAGGGGCGCTAGTTTCGTATTCATTTTAACGTATCCTTTATATTAAAGTTTTAATTATTTCCTCGGCTTCCTTTACCCTTTCGCCGATTTCATTTAGCCGAATCTGAAGATGATCGATTGCCTTATAATACTCAGACAACTCAACAAACTCAAAAGCCCGACGATCCGGGATATTTCCGTTAATTTCCACGAAATTGCCCTCTTCATCAAATACAATTTCTCCAGTTTTTGTCATATCACACCTCTCTCATTATATTAACAAACGCTTTACACACCACTTCCATACGCCTTCCTCGGGCGTACTTTCTCCCGAATTCCTGGGCCTCTAATATGGTATCAAAAAACCTAGGCCCGAGAGTAGACCAACCTAAGTCGGGGTCTTTCACTATCGCTGTCCACATCAGTAATATCCTTTTTTAATCGCCATAAATCAGCCTCTCAACGCGTGTAATCGTGTATCCGCCACGCATACTATTGAAACGACTCGGGACCTGCGTGGCTTTGGCCCCCCGTCTGACCGTATATGCGGCCTCTCAGACCCCACTATAGGCCACTTCTAGGCCCCAGTCAAGCGATTTTTCGATTTTTTTAAAATTAGCCCCCCTCTCGACCGTGGGATTTTGGATTTTGAGTAGAAAGAGCCGCCCTACCTCAATTTCCATGCCAATCCACCACACGTTTACGGTACGATTCTTGCATTCATTCTCAATTTGATACGACTCATTGTGATACTGGCACGATTCTTGCATATATAGGGGAGTTGGCACACTATTTGCAGGGGGGACGGGGCTGTATCAATGTGAGAGTTGGGAAGAAAAGGGTTGACAATCTCAAGATGATACAGTACCTCTCACACGATACACCCACCTGCCCTATATCGCTCCTGAATTCTGCCCATATATATATAGGACGGGCCGCATATGTATCAATATGATACAAAAAAAAATAAAATAAATACTTAAGTTTTTGGGCGACGCGCCGATAAGATATATGTAAGCAAGGGGGACTAAATGAAGAACATACTAATCCAAGACCTACAAAACGATACATACGAAGTTCAGTTACACGTTGAAAATGAAATCGCTGATCTAATCGTTCAATACCACCGGGCGCAAGGCAAGACTGTACATGTTCGGGACGTTAAGGTTCTTAAGGCTAGCCGAATCAGCGCAACTGAACTGTCACAAGTTGAGGTAGGCATAATTAAGGGGGCGTTATGATTATAATATACGCGTTATCCATGTTTATAATGTTATGTTATATTAATTTAATTATAGAGGGGGTGCATAATGGTGAAAAATAATTGGATTATTGATGAGTTATCAATCGTTGATCGAACGTATGTTAAGGGTCGGCTGTATGATTCTAATAACCCAGACAACGGCGAGGTGTGGGTTATCTTATCGTTTTATTATACGTTTGAGGACCCGGGTTATTATGCAGAGCCCGAGGGGTCGATCGGCTACGTTGTAACGGGTCAAGACCTAGACGGGGAAATTGAGGCGAAGATTTTAGATCCCATGCTGGATTATGCGACCGATTGCGCTGATTACCTAGACCTAGAGGCCGATCGATTATCTGCCATGGCCGATTATTATCATGACTTATATTATGACCGTTAATTAAGGGGGTATCATTATGAGACAATTAAACTTTCCACCATGCGTTATTATAGCAGTGAATCAAGGGACCTATAAGGATGATTATAAGTTTATTAGATCGTACGGCATTGATCATTTTAAAGCGCTTATAGGGTCTTATAAGGGTGAGACTGAAAACAGTTATCTTATTATAACCAAGTCACTAGAGGATTATAGACGGGCGTTATTATGCGCTCGGGCGGCTTATCAAGAGTCAATTTTATTCTTAAGGCCCGATCGGTCTGCGTTCTTAGAATATATCGATTCAGGTTCAAGGACCGAGCTTGGGCAGTGGGTCGAGGTGTCTAGGGACCGGGCCGACGCGTTAGACGCATGGACGTTGGACCCGGCAACGGGCCGTTATTATGTAGCCGAGGGGGTGTAACATGGCGAGCAAAAATAAACGTATCAGAATGAAACAGGTGTGGGGTTCCAAGTCGAGCCCCTCAAGTCGTTCCAATATGAGACAAAAACATATAAATCATATTATCAATTATCTAGGTGATCGATTCGGTTTATCGGCCCGAGTCACGCCCGGCAAGTTGAATAAGTCCGGCAAGTTTATCAAAAAACCCGATTGGGGGACCGGTCATCTAGAGTTCGAGCCTAACCCGGACGCGGCGGTTCATGAATTGGGACACTTATTCTTATCCAATGCACCGCTTAAGATGTATCAAAACGAGATGGATTCTCAATTCGGTTATGTTATATCAGAGTACGGGTATATGAAACAAAAATCGTCTCTTTTTGAGATTTTACCAATGGCCATGGAAAATAAAATTCGTCGACGCTTAGGTCTACCGGCCTACTCTACAGGACTGCCCCTTAAGGATAAACCACGGACTTGCGTTGAGACCGGAGAGCGTTACGGGGTTATCGTTGGGGACCGTGAGCTTATTCGGTTATCAAGAAACCTCGACAAAGGGTGTCTTGATAGGCTCCAAATGATCGATAACGGCGAGTTGGTTTATAACCCGAGCGTTGGGTGGACCGAGTCCGATTCGATCGACGCTCGCATCAATCGACGGGCGAGACTTAAGGCAACTCGATAAGCTTATATCGGACCGCTCGGGGGTTATCCTCGGGCGGTCTTATTATGCGCTTATAACGGGGACAGCCACGACTTGCGCTTTCTAGATAAACGTGGCGGGTATATTGTTGCATTGAAAGCTAAAGGGAAAGCTAAACATGATGAAAGCGGTTTCGTGAAAAAAACTATTAACACGTCCAAAGCGGCGTAAAGGGGGACTATATGGGCCATACACACTATATAAGATTTAAAACCAGTCACGGTAACAGTAGTAGAGTTGAAAGCGACTATCAAAAGGCTATAGTTAAATGCCAGCAAATAGTCAAGTTCTATAATGATAGAATGAAAATGATAGACTTAAAGCATCCAGATAGACTTTCAGGCTATAGTGCTCACACGAAGCCCGGAAAATACGGCGGCCTAAACTTTAACGGCACTAAAGAATTAGGACACGAAGACTTTGTTTTAAGAGAGCACTACTCGGAAAATAGTAGTTTCGAATTCTGTAAAACGGCACGAAAGCCCTACGACACGGTCGTGGTCGCATGTCTTATAGTCCTAAAGCATTATTTAAAGGGACAGGTCGAAGTGTCAAGCGACGGTTATAGTTCAGACTGGTATACAGGTCTAGAACTTGCTAAACTTGCGACGGGACTAAAGTCTTTAAAGATACCGGAGACTATTGAAACTAAATTAACAATTGTTAACCAATAAAGGGGGACTATATGTCTATCAATCCAATTGATCAAACTAAAGCACTAACCGACCGCGAAACGTACGGTTTCATAAATACACGATCGATTCTAGACACGTTCGAAAACCAAGGCTGGCAAGTCGAGTCAACCAGTCCATAAAGTTAAATCGACTGATCTACGATAAAGCTTTAGAATATAGCCGTTAATAGCTCTTCCAGTCCCTTGGGTATACTCGGGGGACTGCCTAGAACTATTAACCATATAGCCCGAATACTGGTATAGTGGTCGGGTTTCGGTGTATATGGGCGGCTATTGGTACGTCTAAACGCTATCCTATACCCATGCAAGAACTTTGTCATATTGAGACAGAAAGGTGGTGGTACGTATTTTCAATAAGTTATGTAGAATTGGACGTGAGGCGCTCATATCGGGCCTATACGGGGACTTATATCCAGACCTAGGGTCTAGTGTGGGTTGAGGATATAAACATCGTGGTGAGCCTGTCAGGGCCTATAACGGGGGACTCTTGCTGTCTCATCATGTTACGGCTTACGAAAATGCTCCGTGTTGGACGTATTGACTGGGGGTATACCTAGGTATGGGTGGACTGGTAGGACCTCGTGACGGGGCGATACGGGCCTCTGAAGGGGTAGTGTGGAGGTGGTCCCCCCGATGGGTTTGTCTCAAATCGGGACATTATAGTGTCCCAATATGAGATTCCGGCTTGGATATGAGATGGAGTAGAGCCCCCTTCCCTATAATTCCGACTAATAATGACCGAGCCCAAAGACCGACTACAAATTAGTCAAGGTGACGCAAATTGCGGCACGAACGTGCTGGGAAGGATTTGTAGAATATTTTTAAAACATCTTTTTGAAACATCTTTGGGAAATTGGGTGGAGTAAGCCCGCCCGTCGATTTTTTTGAAGGACCGTTTGTATTAATTAATATTTACTAGTAGTAGAGTAATCTGTATAGTAAATATTAATTAATTTACTGATATACTATTTAAATAGTATGTTGTATACAGATTCAATGGTATTAAATTAATATATGTATTTAATTGTTCAATTTCAGTAAGTGGTTGAAATTAGGTAGAAATAAAATTGTAGAAATATGTTGACATAGCCCCCCAGATTTAGTAACCTAGACATATTGGAGGTGAAAGATGGTTTACGAAATTACACAAACAGACGACGGGCGCTGGATGCTTACCGTAGCGGACCGTAGCGGTAACCGTATCGGTAGCGCCCTTTATGCGGACGGGCCCGATGGTATTCAGGCACTTTGGCTACTTATTACAGGGTCCCAAGGGATCGTAACACAGGAGGCAATATGAAGGTATTATTTTTTAGCACGATCGCTCTATTATTACTAACGGGTTGTGGGGACGGCAGAGTTCCTGTTGTATCGGGAGACTATTACAATACTATTATTGAGCCCCCTCCGGGCTTTTTTATTAGTCGCACGATTGACCCTTGCGGCGACGGTCCTGGTCCCGATGAGATTCTTGTGGAGCTTAACGACGGTTCTTTGATGGCGTGGTATAACAACATCGGTCTTGTAATTATTGAAGACGGCAATTATGTAACAACCGATAGCCAACAATGTCCCTTTAGTATTATAAACGGCGAGGTTGTATTATGAGTTGGCATGATTGGTGCATGTATAACGAGCGTATGATTGAGAAAAAAAGAAGGTACGCTTTTGTTATGAATTCGGGCACTTGGAACATGGTAGCCTGGTCTCATGATAGCAAGCACTGTATGTACAGGATTGTTAGCGATTTTCCGCTTACCAATAAACAGATTGATGCGATGACTAGACGCATGGGCATTTTACCGCAAATTGATGAGATAATTAGTATTAAGCCTAAAACCAAATTGTCTAAGGCTGTGCTTGAAATCAGGACGGTGTGGTAATGACTAAAAAAGAACTGGATAAAATACTAAAAGACCATAAAGATTGGTTAGACGGTAAAGGTGGTAAAAAGGCTAACTTGAGTGGGGCTGACTTGAGTGATGCTGACTTGCGCGAGGCTGGCTTGTGTAAGGCTAACTTGCACGGGGCTGACTTGAGTGATGCTGACTTGAGTGGGGCGTACTTGTGTAAGGCTGACTTGAGTGATGCTGACTTGCGTGAGGCTAACTTGCGTGGTGCTAACTTGCATGGGACTAACTTGCGTGAGGCTAACTTGCGTGGTGCTAACTTGCATGGGACTAACTTGGGTGGGGCTAACTTATTAATTTTTCGATATCAAAGACACCAAGCATATTGCACGGGTCATCGTCTAATTATTGGTTGTATAGATAAAACATTAGACGAGTGGGCAAGTTGTTTCGAAGATATTGGCAAAGAAAACGGCTATACTGATTTACAAATTCAGATGTATGGTCAATTTATTGAAATGTGTATTAAACACGCATATACTATAGATCGGGAGGATAAGTGAGTGATAAAGAGCCAAGAGAGGTATGGATAAGTGACCCAAATAAATACGAGTCCGGCGTTTATTCGCACAACAAACTTTTTGAGGATTCGATTAAAATGATCGAAAAGTCGGCTTATGATGCCAAGCGCGCGGAGGTGGAGAAGCTTAAAGCTGACTTAGCCGTGGAGGTTGAGGCGTTGGCTATAATCAGCAAAAACAAAACGGACGACTGTGAAATATACACGTTAGGGTGTGATTGTGATGAGGAAGCCATAAAAGCACTTACCAAAATCAAGGAGCAATCATGACAGACGACCAAAACAAAGACTACGAATCATTCAAGCGAGGTGATGGATGACATTGCTAGATAGACTTAAGTTCTGGTATTGGAGAAAATACAAATCTATTCCGCATCCAGAAGAATTGTTGTATTATTATGTAATGTCTAAGGTCTCTGAAAAGGAACTGAGAAGAACAAAGGGTCTTATAATGGTCTTTGACTACATTAAGATTAAAGATCTTGATCGAGTTGCTAAACTCCATAGGGTAACTAGAGAGCGAGTAAGGCAGATGGCGTTTAAGTATTATAGAAACTGGAAAACTAGGAGTGGTAAATGAGTAAATTATTGTTTTTAGTAATGTTTTTACCATCTACAGCGGGGGCTACCCCGAACTTGTCGTGGGTTATATGCCCAACTAAGTTTACAAGTAAGGGAGTCACTGCTACCAAAGCCGCGGTTTACCTATTAAAGGGCGTTGGGCATAAACATTTTTTTGTAAGCTATCCTGGAAGTAAAAAAGTGACAGCAATTCCTAGAAAGGGTTGTAGAATTATTAACAAGTTCGGAGTATGGGAGAACGAATGAAATACATAATTACTTTAGTAATGGGGACAATGATTGGGCTTACTGTGTGGAGTAGCACCCCAGACGAGCAGGCTCAATTTAGTCAACTAATGCAAAACATATTACGAAACGGTAAGGTTATCGTCTATATGTACGATAACGAGTGCGGGGCCCCATGCCAAATAACATACAGTAGACTTCGCCATTTATCGTCAGTGTATGATGACCGTGTGGCAGTAAGATTTATTAACTTAAGTAATCATCCATATGTTGTTAGTGTCTTAAATATAACAAGTGACCAAATTCCTAACATGATGTTTTTCATAGACTACGTCCCAGTTACTATAGCACTTGGCACGCCAAATGCAGAAGAATTAAGACAGTTATATTTAATGTTTTTAGAATTGGAAGTGACCAGTGAAGATCGACATTCAGAGACTAACGGCGTTAATGCAGGGAACTGAGGAGCCTAAGACCGATGCCGAAGAGTGGTTCGTTGACGCTCTAAATTTCGGACAGGAAGGGTACATGCTTCGAGACCTGCTTATGGAAGGCGAGATATTAGATAAGTTGAAATACGATGAGCTTGTGATGTACGTTGTCGGTTATGCAATGGGTCAAGCTATGTATGAAGAAGAAGAATTTATTAATAACGGTGGACATGACACCATACACTAAAGGAGTATAAATGAAGATCGGTCAATACCAAGTATCAAAAAGCGGTACTACTCGTTATCTACGATTGGGAGCCGGCGTACAAGCGGGTTCTGAAGGCGCGGCGATTGCTGCTCAATTAATTCAAGTTTTGGGGACAGATATCTTATTCTTTAACGCCCCCAAAGATGAAGTAGATGGTCTAGTGGCCGCCGGAAAGCTGGATGCCTCGCAAGCCGAAGTTCGTAAATCCAGAATTCCAGAATTTATTCTTGCTAATGTAACTGCGAAGAAACAGGAATCGTAATGGGAATCCGCCAGGAAGAGTTCGATAGAGTAATTAAGTACGCCAAAGGTCTCGGCATCAATGTCGTGCGCAAGCGTTACAAACGGAACGACCCCGGCGGAACATACGATCATGAATCGCAAACTATAGAATTATATGAATGGCCCGGTCAGTCATACACTTGTAAGATTTTCATAATGCTGCACGAGTTAGGGCATCATCTTGACTGGGTTCATATCATGCAAGAAGGAAATTCTATATTACTTAATAAAGCTTGGGAAAGAGAGTGGGAGCGCCGGCCTAGGGTCAGTAAACCCACTCCCAAGTATCTTCGGCGTCATATTTATAACAGCGAATGTAAGGCAATTGATTACATGGCTGTTATATATAAGGAGTTGAGGTTGAATATTCCAAAATGGAAACTGGAATATGAGATGGCTCTGGATAGGTGGGTTTACCTGCGATACTATCAGACAGGTGACTACCCAACAAATAAAGAACAAAAAGAGTGGAAGAGACAATGGCGAAGAAAAAACAGAAAATAAGCGAATTGCTTTATGAAAAGATGGACTACCGTGAGTACGAGGATGAATTGTCTGATAGTGAGCGTGAGTGGGTAGAGCAGTTTTACCATGAGTATTACGCCAACTTGATGTCAGAGATACCGGAAGAGGACCGCATCCAGACTGAAGGATATATGTTAATCGAGGGTTACCGCAGGTATAACCAACTATACCGGGGCATATTCGAGGTGGCCGAAGCGACCAAAACTCTAGAATACTCCGATGACGATCAAGAGTTTATGGAAGATGCCTCTAACGAGTGGGAGTGGAGAGACGCCCTTAAAATCGGGGGCTACGAAATGGCGAGCCAGACAATTATAGTTCAAGCAATGAATGAGCTTCGCAGATCCCACGCCGACTGGTCTAAAGAGTGGCCCGCCATCCTAGCGCGTATGTATGTAAAGATGAATGAAATGCGAAAAGAATATAACAGAGAACAAAGGAAACAAAATGAAAAAGCCTAAAGTGGTCTACTGGGACCTTGAAACCCTTCCCGACCCAAGGGAAAATTATAAAGTGTTGCCCAGCATTGGAGCGTGGCCCGGTCGTACATTCAAGGCGCAGCTTCAGACTATCATGTGTTTCGGGTACATGGTCGAGGGTATGGACGCACCAGAGTCTATTAACAGCTGGGAGTTGAGCGATGATGCGGCAGACGACGCCGCCCTTGTACATCTTGCATGGGAAATGCTAAATGATGCCGACGAGATCGTAACGCACAACGGCAAATCGTTCGACGTCAAGGTCCTTAACACGAGACTTGCATACTACGGTTTCCCTCCCGTCGATGACAAGATCAAGCACGTCGACACCAAGCAGGTCGCAAAGTCAAAGCTTAGTCTCTACAGTAACAGCCTAGACAACGTCGCAAAGTTTTTCGGGGTAGCCGAGAAGATGCACTGGCCCGATAAGTGGGGCACCTGGGAACGCATCGCATTTAAAGAGGCCACCAAAGAGGACTTCGAGATTATGGACCGCTACTGTAAACAGGACGTAAAGGTCTTGCGCGACATTTACATGAAACTTCGCCCCTACATGGGCAACAAGGCGGCTAACCGTGAGCATTGGGCCGATGCGGATATAGTATGTCGAACGTGCGGCTCTACCAACGTACACCGTAACGGTACGCGCCGGTCGCTAAAAAAGAAATACCAGAGATATATGTGTGGCGACTGCGGGTCCCAGTTTCCCGGAACTAAAGCGTTGGAGGATTAATATGGAAGTATACCTACAAGAGTGGTTTGATATGGATATTGACGGGCCTTTAGAATTTACGGAAATAATGCTGCACGTTCCAGGAACAAATATTTGGATTGTCGACTGTGGGCTAGATCGAGAACAATTAGAGGCGATGAATTACACTTCAATCTGGCGTAAACATGCTGCAGAGGGCAAAATTTTATTAACAAAACTGGGAGAATTGTAATGAATAAACATAACATGCCAATCGAGCAATGGTTACGGTTACAAGTCAAGAGCCAGCAAGTTTACGGTACGAAGTGGCAGTTCCGAAAAGTAGCAGAAAGACACGGCATCAACGCCGATCAGATTGAAAAAGTACTAGATCAACTACTAGATGAGAGGGCAAAAAGGTATGCAAAATTCTTCCAAAGCGGTGAAGTACGATCAGGGGAAACCGAGAATGGAACTGATACCGGCGGAGGCGATGAATGAAATTGGAAAAGTTTTGGCGTTCGGCGCTACTAAGTACGCTGACAATAACTGGAGAAATGGTTTTAATTGGACTCGTGTTAGTGGTGCCGTGCTTCGTCATATTTTTGCCTGGCTCGGGGGAGAGAGCCGAGATCCTGAATCGGGAATTAGTCATCTTGCTCATGCAGCTTGCGGGCTTATGTTTCTTATTACTTTCGAGATTACGAAAACTGGGAAGGATGATCGGTGGAAGAGTTAATCGGATATTTAGGTAACGGGCTACTTACAGCAACAGGTTTATCGCTTGCTATCGAGTGTCTTATTACGGGCAAGACGTCCATCCGTCCAGTTTGGTTCGCATGGGTATGGTTCTCTGGAGAAGTTTTAGGTTGGATGTACCTGTTTATGAAAGGAATCATGGCGGCGCCCCTACACTTTAACTACGGGCTAAACACTATATGCGTGGCAATTGTTTTAATGTATTACTATAAGGATTATCCATATGAAAAAGAAGATTAGTTTTAGCGCGTGGAAGAAGTATCACGACTGTCCACAGCTATATAAGTATCATTACATAGACAGACTACGACCCGAGAGTATAGGTAGCCCCCTTGTGTTCGGTACGGCCATCGACGAGGCGCTTAACCAGCTACTGACGGGCCATAAGGACCCGGTGGCTGTATTCCAGGATAACTTTAAATACGAGGATATGCAGAACGTCGTGTGGGACAGCCAGGACCTAGACATGGACCTCTTTACAGACGAGCAGGCGGCCCAGCTTCAGGGAAAACCTTTCGAGTACATGGCTTGGGCATCTATGCGCATCAAGGGGCGCGTCCTGATTGAAGAGTACGAGCGACGCATTTTGCCGTTAATTACAAAAGTTATACACGTACAGAAGGAGATCGAGGGCAACCCGGGTTTCCTAGACGCTGTTGTCGAGATGCTGGGATTTGACGGCCCCGTACTGCTAGACCACAAGACGTCCAAGATGCCGTATAAGGACGAAGACGCCGATCTGAGCCCGCAGTTAGCATTTTATGCATCCCGCGAAAAGATCGATAACGTGGCGTTCGTTGTGATGGTAAAGACCATTAAGAAGATCAAACGCAAGAAGTGCCGTCGTTGTAGCCACGAGGTTGTCGGGGGCGGGTACAAGACTTGCAACGCTAAGGTGAAAGGTAAGAGATGCGGCGGGCCGTGGGATATTGACGTAACTGTAAAGCCCGAGATTCAGCTAATAGGTACGCAGGCAACTCCTGAACGTAAGCAGATGGTCGAGGACTCTATCGCTGAAACGCAGAAGATGATTGACGCCGGACATTTTCCTCGCAATCTGGCAGGATGTAAATGGATGTACGGGAAACCGTGTCCGTATATTAATACGTGTTGGAAGAACGACCATACAGGTCTAACGAAAAAGGAGAAAAAATGAGTAAAACAGATATGAGTGACACTGAGAAGTTCAAGCAACTATACAGTAAGATACTCACGGTTAAGAAGCAGATGGGAGCGGTAAGCAAATCCTCAAATAATCCATTTTTTAACAGCAAGTATGCCGACCTAAACAGTCACCTTAAGGCGGTCGAGCCACTACTTCAGGAAGCGGGCCTAGTGCTTACGCAACCGGTCGTGGCGGCTAACTCACAAAACGGCTATGTTAACGTGGTGCAGACGCAGATCACTGACAGCGAGACTGGGACCAATATCTCTAGCAGCTTCTCTATCCCCGGAAATATCACCGACATGCAGAAACTTGGAGCCGCGATTACATACGCACGCCGCTACACTCTTGGGTCTATCCTGTCTATGCAGGCCGAGGACGATGACGCTAATAGCGTAGTCGGTAAGGTTGCGAAGAAAGCCACTAAAGCCTCTAGCGTACGGGCGGACTTCTAATGTTAGTATCGGTCGGTGAGAACAACGCACGGTTCCCTGTACAGGAAGTGCAAGGGTTTAACGCGCTGTTGGACGTGATTTGTGAACGTACATACTCGTGTGGTGTCTTCAAGGACGCTCACCGCACCAACGATAATTTTATTCATTCAGAACTGGTAGCCCTCGACTTTGACGGGGGGCTATCTATCGATAAGGCCCGAGAGATGTTCGCCGAGCATAAGCACATCATCGCGCCCACCCGGTCCCACCAAGTAAGTAAAGGCGGCCAGGTCCAAGACAGATTTCGAGTAATACTATTCCTAAGCTCGCCAATTACTAGCGGGAAAGTCTACCGAAACACCGTCACTAAACTTATTAGACAATATCCCCAAGCCGATAAGCAATGCTCGGACCCAGCAAGGATGTACTACCCGAGCCAGAATGTTTACTCCTCAAATCCTAACGGAAAGCTTATCGACCCTGTTATTAAGCAGGAATCCCCCTCTGTTGCGACAGCCAAGGAAGGCGTCGATTTTAATAAGAAACCGCACGGCTGGTCCAACTGTGTATGGGCAATTGCTAACGGACAGTTTGATAAGGGCGAGGGCAATGCGGCGATGATGGCACTAGCTAGTAACCTTCGCAAGCTTAACTATACAAAGTCGCAGGCATACTATATTTGTAAAGACGCATACGAGAACCGTAACGAAGATTACGACAAAGAGTCGCTGTGGCGAGAAGTTATTGAGGTGATATATGGAGAGAATTGGCAAGGCGGAGTTTACCTTTGCAGTAACGAGGACACCTGGCTACATGATTATTGCGAACGACTTGGGCCTGACCGATGTAAGTCTACGGAGCGGACTACGTTCAACTTTACGTCGCTTGACCAGATGTTTAAAGACATGCCTAAAATCAATTGGCTTGTGGACGGGCTACTATCGGTCGGAGGACTTTCGCTTTTGTCAGGCCCCCCGAAATCGGGAAAGTCAACCCTTACCCGGCAGTTGGCCAAGAGTGTATGTCGCGGAGAGCAGTTCCTTGGACGTGACGTGCAGGCAGGAAGGGTGCTATATCTGGCACTTGAGGAACAGCCCGAATTGTTATTCGAGCAATTTCAACGTCTCGGAATGACACCAGAGGACCCGATCAAGCTCCACATCGGCGGCGTATTCGGTCCTACTGTAGTTGAAGATTTACGAGAATATGTCTTGACAGAGCGCCCAAGTCTTATTATTATAGACACCATGATACTATTCGCACAGATCAAAGACGTAAACGACTATGGCCCGATCAACGAGGCGCTATCCCAATTGAGGGAGTTGGCCCGTGAGTCGGAGGCGCATATATGCATGATTCACCACGCCAATAAGGGCGGAGTCGGGACGGGGTCAATCCTCGGCTCAACGGCTACCCACGGGGCGGTTGACTGTGCTATGATCTTCAGACGCGAAGGACAGAAACGGTTTGTAGAGACTAGTCAGCGCGGCGGGTCCCCACTAATCGATCAAGAACTATTATTTGACAGAGAAACTGAAACCTATACTTTAGGAGATAGTAATAATGAATGGTAAGTTTGTGTACGGACAGGACGACACCAAGAGAGTCGTTAATGTTACCGTCAATAACGAAACGGTTGACATTTATACGGAGAACAATAAGGGCATTCAGATGGATAGCCGCCCGTTTGAGGGTTGGATTCTTTTTCCTTACGACATCGACGGCAAGTGCATTCGGTTGGACGGGGAGCTACACTATAAGTTCGCCAAGAAGTATCACACCATGCAGTCCTACAATCAAGCGAGATGGTCCTATCGCGCTCAGAAAGTTGACCACTATGTAGCTTACAACTCAGCCGAGATGTACATGATTCGCTCCGGCGTCACATACTATAATAACATGGAACTTGAGGACGTGTCGGTCTTGTCTTTTGACATCGAGACCACGGGCCTTACTCACGATGATAACTCTAAGGTAATATTAATTAGTAACACTGTGCGGCTGGGCCACTCCCTTCAACGTCGACTCTTCTCGGTGGACCAATATGATTCCGATAAGGAGATGATTCGGGCTTGGGTAGACTGGGTATGTGTAGTCAACCCCTCTATAATCCTCGGTCACAATATCCTGGGCTTTGACCTACCCTATCTCCGCCACTGCCTCGACGACGACCTTTTGCTAGGTCGAGACGGTTCAGCCGCATTATTTTCTAAATATGTTTCACAGTTCCGCAAAGACGGGAGCCAGTCCTATGACTATCAAAACATTACGATTCCCGGTCGGGAAGTCATCGATACTTTTTTCCTATCGATCAAGTACGACGTGGGCCGCAATTACCCTAGCTATGGCCTCAAGGCGATCATTGACCACGAGGGACTCACTCGGGAAGGTCGAGAGTTTTACGATGCCGGTAGTATCCGGGATAACTATCAAGACCCTGACGAGATGGAGAAGATTAAGCGTTACTGCGTGGACGATGCGGATGATTCGCTGGCACTATTCGATCTCATGGCCCCATCGTTTTTCTATTACACCCAGTCTATTCCAAAAACTTTTCAGCAGATCGTCAACGGGGCGTCTGGTAGTCAGATTAACTCGTTTCTGATTAGGTCTTATCTTTCCGAGGGGCACAGCATACCCCAAGCTTCGGACGCAAAACATTACCAGGGGGCGATTAGTTTTGGTAATCCCGGTCGCTACAACAATGTAGGCAAGGCTGACGTGGCGTCACTCTACCCGTCCCTAATACTACAGCACCGAATTTTCGACCCGGACAAAGACCCCAAGGCGTATTTCCTAAAGATGGTTGACATATTCACCAAGGAGCGACTAGAGAATAAACGACTTGCCAACGAGACGGGAGAGCGCGGGTATCGGGACGTGGAGCAGGCCCAGAAGATTATTATTAACTCGGCATACGGATTCATGGGAGCGCCGGGGCTTAACTTTAACTCCCCGATGAAGGCGGCCCTTGTGACAAAACTTGGTCGGGGTGTCGTAGAAAAGGCGGTAGAGCTTGCCGAGAAGCACGGTCTTACGATCGTTAACGGGGACACTGACTCCATATCTTATACTAGGGACGACCTTTCACTTGATAAGGCGGGACACTACTCGTTTATTGAGCTTCTAAACTCTGAGTTTCCTAAAGGTATCGTGTGGGAGGACGACGGGTTCTTTACCGATTTTATCGTGGTAAAAGCTAAGAATTATGTCATGCGTCGAGACGACGGTAAATTAACTATTAAGGGTTCGGCGCTCAAAGCCACAATGAAGGAACCCGCCCTAAAGGAGTTTATTAAAAATGCAATCCATATTATACTTAACGGAAATGATGGCGATCTTGATCTACTTTATAACACTCTTGTCGGTAACATTGCCACTATTAATTCTGATATTCGCCAATGGTGCAGTAAAAAAACTGTCACCAAAAAAGTCCTACATCCGGCACGTACTAATGAGCAAAGAATACTCGATGCAATTCATAGATCGGGACGCCGAGTCCAAGAGGGAGACAAAATAAATGTATTCTTTCGAAAAAAGGACGAGCTTGCGCTTGCAGAGATGTTCGACGGGGAGTATGACTCGGATAAACTATACCAAAAACTATTCGATACGGTTAAAATCCTCTCCCCAATCCTCGACATCAAAAGGTTTCCGAATTACAAACTTAAGAAAAACAAAGGAAAGTTAGATGAGATTGTACAAAGACATACTGTATTACAGTCAGCAGGACTGGGCAGTGATGAGACGGATTTACGAACAACTATGGAACGACCGGGGGGAACTCGGGGGCAGAATATGGTTGGAAGTAGTGGTGAAATTTTTAAACTCTCAGGGATACATAGTAGTGGAGGCGACCGATGATAGTGTTCGTAGGCGACAGACCATCAAGTCGGAACAAGAGTAAGTATGTAGCTTTCGTTGGGACGCCCTCTTACAGGCGGTTACTAGAATGGATATACATAATGGACGTGGATATTAGTGAGTGCCTGACTTGTAACACTACAGACCCTTGGGCTTATGATCAGATAATGCAGGCCGACAAGGTTATCGCGCTGGGACGGGTAGCTCAGAAGTTTGTTCGGCAGTTTCGCGAGGACTTCTTCAGAATGCCCCACCCGTCCCCACTGAATAGGCATTTGAACGATGAAGTGTTCGTTCGTCGCTGTCTTAAAGATTGTAAAGTTTACTTGACAGAAAAAAACCCCCCAGCAGAACAGGAGACGGATGTTCCACCGAGGGGCGCATAGCTACGATATTATGTTTTCTTTGCTTATGTTTCCTTATGAATTAAACTGGGTTATTAATTTACTCGGGCTGATACCATATTAACGTGACTTGCCCAGATCCGCCCGCACCACCTGCGCCGCCTGTAGTGTTTCCACCTCCACCGCCGCCGCCTCCGGCGCCAGAATTTGCGGATGCCGACGCTCCGTTAAGTCCTGCCCCGCCGAAAGGGCCTCCGGCACCACCGGCTCCACCGTCACCAAAGGACGCTCCTCCACCCCCAGCACCTCCGCCGAGAAAACTACCACCACCGGCCCCGCCGGATGCATATATTGTTGACTCTCCGGGGTCCCCGATGTTTGCTGCTAATCCGCCCCGGACTTTGCCGTCACCACTAGCCGCACCAATGTAGGGACTGGCTTTTGTAACAACTGACAACCCCGGAGGTCCGCCAAGAGTTGCCTCAGCAGCTTGACCACCGGCCCCGCCAATAAACGTCAGAGTAGTGCTACCGTCACTAACCGTAGTGTTAGTCCCGTCGGAGCCGTTAGTTGCAGAATTTACTGAGGTTCCGAATCCCCCAGCGCCCCCAGCACCACCGACGCCTATAGTAATTGTTAGGGCCGCTCCCTGAGAGGTTTTAAGTCTCGCAAGACACACAGGGGCTCCCGCGCCGCCAGATCCGCCGGACCCTTGGTCTCCGCCGGCAGACGAGCCCGCTCCATATACGCTACCGCCTCCACCGCCACCGCCACCTCCGGCTCCCAAAACAAATACTTCATCAATTCCGTCTGGGAGATTGTAGGTTTGTGATGAATTTAAGGTTACAGATTTAGTTTTAGTTCCAAAATGAATAACACTACCGCTCATGATACTTCTCCGTAAATATGAAGTTGAAAGCTGCCTTGATCTACCTGTACGTTGACAACGGATACTCGCAACAAGTCACCTTGATTAAAAGACTGTAGGGGAACGCTGACCCAGTCGACGGTTCCACTGATACTACCGACGGTTGTGCCTGTAAGCTCAACGGGATTATTAAGAAGCGGCGTCCAGTTTACCCCGTTGTCGGTTGACTTTTCAATCTCAATCTCAAGCGTCCCGGAAGTAGAAGCCTCAAGTAGTGTCATGCTAAAACCTACGATAGTCGCGGCGACCGGGGCCTCAAAGTGCGGAACCCGCGCCGATACCTCGGACAGAGGGTACTGATCGATTGACCCAGTAAAGGTCATATTAAATATGTCGATCGTACTAGTCTGTTTCAGCGCCTCAATGTCCGTATTGAACGACTCTTGGTTTGCGCGGATCGTGTCGAATATTTCCTTCTTTACAGGCTTTCCGACTTCAATGTCCGTCGTGTTTATTGCGGTGTAAGCCATTAGTTCTCCTAGCTTATCAAATTAATGTTATCAGTTTCTTCATCATCGTCTACGATACCGTTATTTTCGGTGATGTAGCCGTATATTAGTTTTTCTTCTTCAGAGGACGCCGAATAGTCGGGGGCGGAGTTGTCTGTGATGTAGCACGTCCGATTAAATACGTTACCGAAGTCGGTAAGCTCTAGTACCGTTTTTTCGCCGGTTATCTTTTTACCGATTACCGTAGCGAGCTTCTTTCGGCTAGTTGAGTCCCCAAACCGCTTATAGAGTCTGCGGAAGTCAAGCTCTACGGTGTCGCCAATCTCAATATTCTCAAGCCGCAGGTCCGAAGTTATAGTGATGTCGGCTCGGCTTAGGGAACGGTAGTAGGCGACGCGTTGACTATGGATGTTGGCGTCGAACTCGTCAAAGATATACGCATCTTCTTGGCTAGTCTTATTGGTTTCGACGTAGTCTCTAACAAAACTGCTTGTAAAAGTCTTAGTACGGACAGCCTCTTCTTGCGTATAGCGCCCTAGGTCTTGATGCTGATACTCGATGATTGTGTTGCGAATGTTCTTGCCGTTTACTGTACTGATCGACCAGCTCACCACATCCTCGTCCCTAATAGTAACTAGGTCGTTCGGGACGTCGGGCGTTAGGTCTTGAAACTTGATCTTAAGGTCGTTGTCTAGAGTAACGCTTGAAAAGGTCGACTTGGCAATTGCGTCGATTACATCCTTAGTCTTGATAGCAGAGTCGGAAGGGCTAAAAGGCACGGCCACCGACACGAGCGCCCGGTTATCTAGTTTGCCTTGTGTAAAGCTCCCCTCGTTAACCTGACTAATGTTGAGTTCCGATAGCAAATCGCGGATGGCCTCGGCGGCTGTCTGTATCCAGTCTCCTTCGGGCTGTCCGTCTACTGTACGCCCTAGAACCTCGGCGCTAACCTTGGTAGAGTCGCTGATGTAGTTGGGACGTTTGGCCTCGACGCCTCCGGTATGGTTAGGATCTGCAAACGGTACGCGAAGCTCTATTGTGTTCTCGTCCTCGATTCGGCCCACCTCGCCGGATATTGTGTTTTCGGCGGGAGCGTCTAGTGTTATGGACGTGTTGCTGTTAACGGTGTCGACGGTAAAGTCGATCTCTCCAACGCGAATAGTATCGCCCGGGCTAACCTCGGACAGAAAGAGAGTTCCAGTCCCGGTAAGCGCGGTGCTAGTATTAGTAGACGCGATAGTTCCGGTAAGAGTAAAGCCCTGGCCGACAGACAATATCTCGTACCATGTCGAGAAAGTGATGTCGATGGGCCGAATAAAATCCCTGGATTCTAGGATGTCCTCAAGGTTTTCTGTGCCCGCGTAGGTGACTCTTCGACTGCCGTTGGTGAAGGTAAGGTCGATGCCCGTATTCTTGGCCCGCGCAATGTTAAACTCCGCGTCGTCTGATAGTGTAACCTTAGTTTCTCCGACCACGTTACTAATTGTAAAGTCTGCGTCGCGAACGTCGTCCGACTCTACGAAGACCTTCTGGATAGGTTGTCTTACAACGCTTGAGCTTACAGATGGGATAAGGATTAGGTTCTGCCTCAGGACTACGATATTGCCGGGGGCTACGTTTCTAACCTCGACCCGCTCGCTTGTAGAAAACTCTAGAAAGTCCCCAGCCTCGATGCCGGTGGTGTCGTTTAGCTCGACTCGGTTAAACTGTATTACTCGCACAACAGTTTTTGTAAGTTTAGCGCAGGCGTGATCGGCCACTAGGAACTCGCGGTTTTGTGTGCGCAAGGGACGCTCGGGGATGTAGGTTGCGGTCTGCGCGGTAAACGCAAACGTCGGCAGATCGTCGAGGGTAAGCTTAGTGTCGCTCTCTATTGACTCTATGTTAAATTCCTGAGTCCCTATTGTTATTGTATCGTTAGGTGATAGCTCAGAAAGAAAGGATGTGCCGGTCCCGGTAAGCGTAGTATTACTTGGGGCGGCTGAGACTGTGCCGGTAAGTGCAACCCCGTCAGATGTCTGTTGGGTGCTTTGCAATTGGAGCCCAGCTACTCGGCCAAAAATCCAGCGTTTCTGTCTCCCCTGAATACTTTCGTTAACGTCGTCGTTTTCGTCAAATACGTTTTGGGGGACCTCCTGCTCCAAAGCAAAGAGTAAATCCTTAACCTTGAACGACACGTTGTCTGGGGTGAAGATCTTCTCTGTAACCAGTCCCCGGAATATAACTCGGGCGTCGGAATAGTCGAGATCGCGGTTCCAGCTAAAGATGGTTACGTCTTTGTTCTCGAAGATAATCGTGTCGAAGATCTCGTCAAGGCCGCCGTCGGTATTAATAAGGCGCAGCGTCCCGTTACCAATTAGGGAGGTTAACCCCTGCTCGACCCCGATCTTATGCTTATACGGGGGTTGAAAGTCGATGCGCCCTACATACTGGGCGTGGGGGGCGCCGTCCTCAAAGTTGTATGGGGCCGCGAAGTTGTGATTGGCAAAGAAGAATCTGTACCGTGCGATCATCTCTTCATCGGTCTGTGGGTTCGTAGAGCCTGTAGGCCAGACGTAGAGCTTGCTCTCTGTCTTGTCATAGAACCACTCACCCTCGCCCAATGAGGGACGGTCTGCGGCCTCTACAAGCTCGTCTTGGCCCTGCTTAAGCCCCACAACCCAGTGGTCGACGTCGCGCACGTAGATTGCCCCTGCGTCTAGTGACCATATGTGAAGGCGCTCTACTCCCTCGACCCAAGCCGCTATAGTTTTCTGGGACGCCTGCGAGTTTATAAATTCAGATCGAGATTGAAAACCCATCCTTGCTCCCGAGCAATTCGTCTTTGCTCATCTATAAAATTTGCTAATTTAGTTTCGCTTAATAGTGCCACGCAGGTTCCATCTTCTTCCTTGATGACATCATAGACAGGCCAACCTAGCTGAGGTTCTATCTCATAGCACTCCTTAACTTTATCGGGCCTTTGGTTACTGTAAACCATTATCCATTGATCGTAGTTATTAAGAACATAATACCATCGTCTCGTCATTTAACCTTCCTTGCGTAAATTCTGCCGCCTATAATTCCTCCGCTCGATGTGTTAAACCTTGCTTTTGCATAAAAGGTTGTAGTTTGAGTTACAACCACTCCGGGCTTGTGGGCAACTATAGTGCCGTTGAATCCGGTTGTTAAACTAAGGTCAAAAGAATCAACGCCATTAATCCCGGAACCGGGCGCACTGTTTCCAGAGGTTTCATCTATACCTATAGACCACGTTGCCGAGTTCCCGCTTGCATTATTTACAAAAGCGTTAAAAACCAAATCGTATTCACCCGGGGGCACAGTTATTGACGTAACATCTCCCCATACGCTAATGCCGGGACTCCAAACGGCGGTTGCAACGGCACTTTCATATAGTGCAGTCTTGCCAAAAACTCCAAACGCTGAAGTGTCTGGAATGCCAGAGATATTTAGCTGGTTAATACTATTATTTGCAGAAGTAGCAGCATTATTAACGCGAATATCCCAGGTTTCGCCCTTTTTCATTTTTCTTATGTCATTAAAGGCTGCCACGCTTCTATTGTCAAAGCTGCCAGCGCCGTGCTGATTTGCGCCGTCAACGTATGTAAGTAAAAGATTACTATTTACAGCGCTTAAAACAACCATGCCGTTAAAGATAAAAATACCATCAGCAAGTGCTGTAAACTGACTGCCGTCCCAAACGCCCAAATCATCTTGCCTTACCGTATTAAAAGGAATAGGCGTTGTAAAAGCAGTTAATGAAATCGCAGAACTGTTTCCGTAATCCGCGTATGCGTTTTTAAATAAATTCTCAGTAGTAGAAATAAGAGCATCTTTTTGATCTTCCCACTCTTGAACTCGAACGTGTAAATCAAAGTAAAACTGGGTCAGGTTCCTGATAGATACGCCTTGAACAACTCCGCCAGACTCGTCTTTAATAAACTGCCATCCCGAGTTAGCTTGGTCATAAGTCGCGCTGTTATTTCTAAAAATATTAATGTGTGTGTCTAAATTATAAAAAGTAGCATTTCCGTTGTATTGTTGCGATAAAAATGTTAATGTCCCAAACTCGGCGGTTACTTCTGCTGGCATGTTCAAACGAAAACTACCGGCACCAGAACCCGCACTGGTAAAATCAACGCGTCCCCGGTACCTAAGTTGATTACCTTCTCTCCAAAACTTAGCTTCTATCACGTTAAATGTAGCGGTGTTGTTGGTAAAGGCGACGGTTGCGTCGACAGGCTCGGTATGTCTTGGGATAGTTCTAGGCACACTTACCGAAGGCCCAAAAACTACGTTATCAATGTCTAGGTTTCCACTGGTAGCCGTAGTCGTTTGCGCGTGAATTAGAAGCCGGTATAAACCAGACGTTGTTGCGTAGTAAACGCCACGAAACTTATTGTTGCTTGCTAAGATGTCACCTTCATCGTCATTGATGACCTTTGTCATTGTTGCGTTTGAAACGTCATATACATAGACGCCAAAGTCCCCGTCAAGAATATTTGCGTCAACTCGGTAGTCAAATTCAATTTCAACTAAACCTTCACGAACATTGTCACCTACCGTGTCTAGGTTTAAGCGAACACCTTCACCTTGGGAGTCAGCAGATCGCGCAATGCGAAGAAAGCCGCCCTTGGAAAGTGGACTTACTGTTTCATGCGAAATCGCAAGGTTTGTTAATGAGCCCCCATCGCCGTCAACCGGTGTACCTGCCGCATCGTCATAGCCGACAACTTCATTAATGTCGTCGGTAAAGTCGGGGTTAAGAACAAAATTCAATCTGCCGGACCCAGAGCCGCCGCCGCTCCCGAGATCGTCGAAATTTGCCTTTTTAAGATTACCGGAGTCGGAGGTGTCGCTAAATAGAAAGAAGTCTCCACTTTCGGGAGTGGTCGTTGTTTTGTTAGTAATTGCTGCCGGATCAACGGTTAGTGCTGTAGCTCCAGTTACCTCTCCGGTGTGAGTTTGATTATATAGGTTAGTTGAGCCCTCGGGCAACGCGTCGGTGTCGGCAAGCGTCTGCTCGTCGTACTTATCCCAGGTAGAGCCGTTATAGATAACAGAATCTCCTTGTGCAAGAGAGACGGACCCCGCTCCGAAGTCGTGAGACCCCGCAACCGATACTCGGTAGAAGTCTCCAGTGTTTCCAGTTCCGTTTTGTAGATTGGGTGTAGGACCGGTCGGGTCGAAGCTACCAAGGTATTCTAGGGCCGAGTCTGGGAGTTGTGAGACTGGGAGTTTTCCCGACCCATCAAGACTCGCCACGCCATTCGCCGCTCCCACAGACGAAGAGTCAACCTTAGCCTCGACTTCCGTCTCAAGTGACTGTAGCGCTGCCTTTGTTGTGGAGTTATCGGGGATTGTAGCTCCGCTAAAAGTGCCGTGATCCGTAGCACCAGGACTTCCGCTGAGAGTTTCAAGATCGTCAATATCGCCAGCATTCGTCGCAATGTCCGACGCATTGGTTGCAATATTTGTTTCATTGGTTTCTACCTTTCCATCAAGCTCGTCGACTGCGGCCTGACCAGTAGTCGCGACGAGTGTGGAGCCCGCCGGGTCGTTTACGGTATCGGTTAGATCGATGGGTAGAACTGCCACAGTCTCCCATGCAGAGCCGTTATAGTGCCTGATAGCCCCGTCAGTGGTTCTATGGTAGATGTTGCCACTAGAGGGGGCCCCGGCATTTGCGGCCTCGTAGGCGGCGTCTGAGGCGTAGTCGGCTAGGTCTGTGGCCGATATATTACCTAGAGTTGGGGCGGTGCTTGTCTGTGAACCGTCAAAAAAATCAATCTTCTTAGACATCTCTCATCCTTATTTCGTAGAGTTCAATCCCTGCTGGGGATACTGAGTCATTAGGTTTAGTGTCAAATAGGGGGTACTTGTTGCGCTCCCAGTCGCGCGATACGGCTACATAGTTTGACTCGTCGCGAGTATGATTCTGCATTGTAAAACGAAGGGTGTAGTCGGCTGTGGTCTGGCTCTCGGGGATGTTAAGCTCTAGGCTGTCGAAGTCAAACCTGATATAGCCGTGGGCGTAGTTCTGCGTGATGTTAAGGTTTATGTCCTCATAGCTAATTTGGGCAGTGGCTAGGACGGTCGCCCCCTCTAGAACTTCGCAGGTTAGGTCCCCGTCGACAAGTGTCCCTTCTTTGTATATCCAAAGACGTACGTGGGGCAAGTTGGTGTCGCGGGTTATGCGTATAACCTGCTCAAATTCTACGCCCGGGTATAGCTCGTCAATAAGTAGCGTACTCATATAGCTTGGTCCAGTTCGATTGATGTGTTGTATAACTGTCCGCCTACCGCTCGCCATGTGGGCATCTTTTCCATATAGCCGTACATTGTAAGCTTCCACTCGCCGTCGGTCATTGCTGCCCCGTCACGGTCTACGATAACCCATAGAGGCTTTTGTTTTCCATGGCGAAGAAACATAGTGTCTAGGTCCTCTTGCTCGGTCTTGGTGCAGAACTCGATGGTTCCCACTAACCGCTTGACGTAGGGGTAGCTATCTATAAACCGTTGTCGAAAGTCGTTAAAGGCTACCTTACTGTTATCATCGTTGCGATAGCGAAAACTGCTAACCGAGAAACTGTTAAGCGGGAGGTTTAGGCGCTTTCCTATAAATAGGTTACCAAGCTCGCAGAACGATCCGCTACCAGTTAGGGTAAGCTCGACGTAGCGATGGTTAACTTCTGTTATGTACTCGATACCTATTCCGTACTCGGAGGACAGTGTGATAGGGATTGGGGTGCTGAGAGTAAAGTCACTAGTTACGCTAGTCTTAATACTGGCAGCCGTAATGCCTAGGGTCTCGGTCGGGTCTCCGGCTATGGCGACGGTGTCGATGTCGCGGGTCTGCCCTAGGTCAAACTCAATAACGCAGGTATTGCCTGTTGAGCGAAACTTAATAGACGGGCTGTCATTCTGCAAGTTCGAAAGCGGGAACTGTGCGTCCTCGGTTCCGGTTGTCAGTGTTAGGGCAGCCCCGTCGACTAGGTTTTCAGATAAGAAGTTTATACCACTCATACGTTTTCTCCTAACGCGAGTCCGTCAGCTACTTGTCGGGACACTGCCTTACCGATAGCTTCTCCGTCAATCTCGACCGTGCTTTTAACTATAACCTCTGAACTTGTTGTGGGGCCTCCGCCATTAGCTAAGTTAAATAGTTCGGTTTGTTGTTGTCGGTTTAAGATCATCTCGCCGCTATTTACACGAGCCAGTACTCTGTCGCCCTGAACGCTTGCCCCGGGCACGACGCCTCCGTTTTGAAAGCCCTGAATTGCTGACCCCAGGATCGTAGCTGCGCGTAATCCACCAAGAATTCTCTCGTTGGCTTCAGCCGCCGCTAACGCCTTTGGGCCGAGTAGCGCAATTGGGCTTGCTCGAAGTCTGGACACTGCAAGTTCTGTCATTAAAAGGTTTTCGGCGAATGCAAACCCTTTACTAATCAAAAATTGTTCTTTAGATCCCTGTTTAGCTAGTGAGGCAATCAACTGTCCGGTTTGCCCAACAATTTGAGCCCTTTGTCGACCAACTGTTTGATCAAACTGTAGCTGTTGTTGTGCGGCTCGTTTTTCGCCTTCCGCTACTTGTTTCGCGGCATCTGCTTTAATTTTAGTTATCTCATCTTCTGTTTTTGCCGCGTTAAGTTTGCGTTTAGTGTCGGCGGCTATTCGTATGGCTTCTTCTTCGCCCAATTGATTGGCTAATCTTTCAAACTCTTCGGTTTTTCTAAACTCCGCAATCTCGTCTTCTCTGGTGGCGTTATCGGCCTCTACTTGGGCTTGGTTTTGTCTAAATACTTTTCTAAGTTCTGCAAGCTTATTTAAAGTTTCTTGTTCTTTAGTAATTCTAGAGTCTTCGCCAGAGGCCCCTCCGGTTTGCCCGCTTTCGGTTTCCGGCTCGCCCCTTAAAGCTTTAAGTCTTTCTTCAGCTTCGCGTAACTGGTTAGTTGTAATTCTAATCTTGTCTAAGACTTCGCCGAATCTTTCTTCGGCCTCTCTACGGCGATTAGTCGCGCTTAGATTTCCTAATATGCCCCGCCCGCGTTTGGCCTCTTCTTCACGCGCAGTTTTGGCCGACTGCTCTGCTCTATCACTCGCCGCTCTTAGCTCATCCAGTCGGTTTCTAAGTTGCTCGACATTTCGTTCAGCTTCAGGTATCGAGTTAGATCCTTCAACCTCGTTAATAAAGTTTCTCCAAAACCTAGTTATTTTAATTATTTGGGGACCTAGTTTTAGAAGGCTGTCTGTAATTAAGTTTTGAATAGTATTATTTAAAAGATCAATGCTTACATTCGTGGTATCAAACTGTCTAGAGGCCTCAGCGTTTAGGGCGGTGTTTTCTTTGTATGCATTACTTGCTGCCCGTAAAGTTGCCGCCAGCTTAGGATATGATTCAATTAGGGGCGCTAGCGATTTAAAAGTGCGATCTTGGTCAAGGCCAACCCTTCTGAGTACTGCGCTAACCGAATCTCCCGATTTAGCGGCCCCCTCAAGGAATTTTTGAAATACACCAAGCGCGTTTTCGGCAAAGTCCTTACGAAGTTGTTCGGCAGTCAACCCTGTTAATTCTGAAAATTCTTGTAGTCGGGGACCGTTGTCAGCGAGTGCAGTATCTACTACTTTAAAGAATCGTCCGACGGCAGTACCAGACCCTTCCGCCCGGGCACCCAATGATTTTAGGGCCGTACCTAACGCTAGAGACTGCTGAACATTTAAACCAAAGCCCTGCGTAGATCTAGCCACTTCGTTGGTGACGGTTAATAGCTCACTTTCAAGAGTCTCAAAGTTGTTACCAAGATCAACAACGGCGGCACCAACTCGGTCAATATTTTCTATAGGTTCGTTAGTAAGGTTTAGAATTCTAGACAACGCAAGCCCGGCAGACTCTGCGCTAAGATCTGTGGTCGCTGTAAGTTTTGCTACAGTGTCAGTAAACTTAGTAAGGTTACGGACCCCGCGCACGCCCAACTGTCCGCCAATCTGTGCAATCCCGGCAAGCTCGTCTGCGGCTATTGGAATTTCTTCTGATAGCCTTTGAAACTCATCACCCAAAACCTCAAGCGAGGCTCCTGTAATATTTGTAGTTTTTTCTACGCCGGCCAGGGCCTGTTCAAAAGCAAAAGCTGCCCGGACTCCCTCTTTGCCAAACTGAATAACCTGACTGATTAATGTGGTAAAGATTCGCGACGCAATAATACCTACGGCGATGTCCCGAATACGTTTAAATGAACCGCTGACACGATTGCCGGCACGTTCGCCCGCGTCCCCAAATTTTGGTAGCTGGGATTGAGCTTTACTTAACTGGCTACGGAACGCCTTAAGTTGGGCGGTAGCTTCTTTAGTTATCAGATTAATTCTTACGTTAACGTCTGCCATTTCGCTTTTGTTCTCGTTTCTGTTTATCGATTTCTTGCTGCCTAAACTCATCTTCTAGGGCATCAAGAGTGTTAAATATGTCCATTATCTGTGCCGGCTGATCGGAAGGGGGGCCACTGAAGGGCGTACAACCGTTGTCCGTGTAGGACCTGTGGAGCGTCAGCACATACCCCAGGTATGGATACTGAAACTCACTAAGGGCGCGAGTAAACTTTACATTCAGGGACGTGCATTCTTCGATTTTGCGCTTCATCTTACTGCGCATCATCTCTAGGGCTTCTTCGCTGTAGCCCCGTTCAAGCAGTCTCGGGTCAGTCTTTTTGCCCAGCCGTACCGCATTGTAGTGCCCGATTAAACACGCATAATCATACATGGATAACCGGGAAGCCTCTAGCACCTTATAATAGACATATAACCAGAGAAAGCTTACTTGCCAGAGGCTCGAGTCTTTTTTCCTGTAGACGGCTTCCCCTCTACAATAAACTCTACGCCTTCAAGTTTTTCGCCCGTAATAGGACTAGTAAACTCATCCGGGATGCCGTTAATCAGCGACAGGGCTATGGTACTAAGCTTCTCGGACGCCTTCAGGTTAAATAACTCACTGATGCAGTCCTCGGTTAGCTTGCCCGACTCGTCCCATTCGAGTTCGTAAGGGTTGCCGCTTGCGTCTACTAAACCCTTTACATCGCGTAGCGCGTAGGATATAGCAGAGGTTGTGGCTTTTAAAAGAGCCGAGGAAGTGCCCTTACTAGCTGCCTCCTCGACTTCGGCTTTCTGATGAATACTCAAGGGGGCAATCTTAATTTCTAGATCGTCCACCTTTAAGCGAATACGGTCGCTCATCCGATATATCTTACTCATGCCGTCTCCTCAATTGTAAGATTAAGTAAATGAAATAAAGATCTCGTCTTCAGTACCGTCAGCACCACGACCCGCAGAGAAGCTAACTTCTTCTTGGATCAACCCGTCCTGATCGGCTTCCGCAAGCTCAGTAGAGATACAGTTTGGTAAGTAGAAAGAACAAACTTGTGAATACTCGCCAGTAGTAGAGCTTGGGACGTATGCGAACCCAAAGATGCTGTACTCTACGTTGTTCTTAAACTTGTTAAACTGATCGATGTTGTCGTCCTCTTTGTAGGGATTGAACGAGCCGGTAATGGTACGCTCAGAGATACGAGAGCTTAGTCGCCCGTTCTCGCTACAAGTAGAGGTCGCAAACCCGATTGTATTCTCAACTGTAAAACTAACCTCGTTTACGTCGATTCTAGTGTCGTCCTGATAAACGCAGGCTTGCAAAATAATCGGCGGAAGGGCAGAGTCAAACGCTGCGGTAAACGGATTTGGAGTTAAGCTTCGATCAAAGTCGAGGCCGTCGAACCCGAAGTTCCAGTTCGCAAGCTGCCCAGTAGTCCAGTTCTCAAGAGAAAGAGAGTTGACTCGGCAGCCAGTGGCTTGCTCAAGTACTGCGTTCTCGATATACTTGGAAATAGACAGAGTGGGCTGCCCAGACTCGGCGACATTGTAATGCGTTGCGGGAGCGATCTCGTCTCCGTCAGTAAAAGCTGAACCGGCGGGCACGAGCAGATCAACATAGACATCTCCGACTACGTCACTAACCGCTGTAATTGGGCTTGTGTGATAGTCCCCGGCAACCTTAACGGTTACGATGTCGCCAACTTGGAAAGTCCCAGCGTCAGCATCTAAAAGGTAAATTCTACTAGTAGTGTGGGGAGTTCCTGAGTCTGTGTCATCTGCTAGGGTCGATGCGGTTTGTCGACGAGAGCCCAGAGCGGAACGCATAAGAGCGTCATACTCGGGGGCTCCACCCTCAGTCGAAGAGGCGCGAAACTCTGTCGGGATTGAACCTGACACACTTCGAATACCAGTTCGCGGGGTAGACTTACCGATTGAACCATTAAAAATGTTTCTCTCAAGGAGTTCCTTCGCGGGAGTGAGTTCAAAACCGTCGGCTAACGTCTGCACGTATTTGTCGGCGGCTGAAGGAGCAACATATGTTCCTTCGGTGACCTCAATTTCCACAGCCACTACTGTATTGTCTCTAACAGCAATTGCCATAATTAATCTCCTAACTTAAAATTAGTCTATAAGTAATGTCCATTGTGGACCGTAGCACGGCTACCTTATCTTCTTCCAGATACTCAACGGGTTCCATCGCTAAGTTCTGAACCTGAATCACTACACCTGGGGCTCCTGCATTTGTATCTGTCAGGCGAACCTTTAGGTCTAGCATAATAGCTCTGAGGTCTAGTCCGGCTTGAATCTGCTCTGAGTCATCAATGTTGGACTGTTGGTACCCTTTCGTTAAAACCACCTCAAACGTATGATCGATTGTCAGTCGTTTTGTTACCGTTTCTCTCTCGATCGCGCCGAGGGCTCTGACACCAAAACGGTCCGATTGGGTTCTGTAACTATTTTTTTGGACGTCCTGCAAGTAGGCAAGGGGCTTCCATGTGGGCAACTCGGCTTGTATCTCGGCGTTTATGCCGTCTACGATGTCCTGTACTACCGTCGCCATCTCTGTACCTTCTTGCGAGCTTGTACTTCGTTATTATCGTCGACACCGTCGTCGTTAGCGTCGAAGGATAGCTCGGTTAGTCCTTCCATGATTCTTTTATGTTTAGCGGCGTATTCCCGGTACTTCAGCCACCAATGATCGTCCCCATCCGACAGGTTAAAGAAGATCTTGGCTAGTGTCAAGAATACAGAAGCTTGTCTAATTTCAAATACGTCAATAAGGTCCCACTGGTCGGCGGGTCTCTTGTTCCCGTCGGCGTCGGTGATTTTGTAGCCCTGGTTGCGCAAGTGTTGTACGATATTATTACGGGCGGATACGTGATGGACAAGGTGGGATGTCTCGCCGGGGGGCAGTAGGTTGCTGTTGTCGATCTCGAAGAACTCAGATTTTAGCATTGCATCGTCGGCGAAGATAAGATTAATTCCCCGGACCGTTGTGGCACTGTGGTCTACGTCGGGGCGAAACCTAATCCAGTATTTAGTCTGCCCGTTGACGTCAGTCGAATTCATGCCGGTTTTGTCCCAGAACATAAATCCTGATCGAGCTAGACCGTTACTCTCGTCTGTTAACTCAACCGCAACCCAGGCCGCCCCGTCCCATACCTCGGCAGCAAAGACGCTAGCGTTTGTATTTGCAACAGTAACGTGGGTGTATATAGCCCCAAAGGGTTTATCGAATCCTACGTATAGGTAATCTTCGGCGGCAATTAGTTCAATGTCGAACGTGTCTCTTAGATAGTCGGCGGCATTTTGCGTATGGTCAACGAATACACCATTGTCGTCATGAATTACCGTAAGTTTTGTTCGCGGGTCTATCACAGTAAAACTCCTAATATTTTAATTATCTCGGGACTGTATCTGGCGGCCACTACTCCGGCACTAAAAATCGCAAACATAAACACCTTGCTTACCTTTTTTTCGAGAAGGTTTGTTCGCCGAATATGTTCCTGGATATCCTTGGCGTTTTCCTCTAATACGCCCGCCATTTTAACCTGGTCGATGTGTATTTCATGTATTGCCTGAAGTATCTCGATCTTGTCTTCCGCGTTCACACTAACTCCTTTAGCCACTCGTTGCAGATCTTAGCCGGGCTCTTCATGGCAAAATCTTCCCCGGTGAGCAATGCCGCATACTCAGTGCAAAAATATTTGTTTGGGCGCTGCCATTTATTTTGCTTTGGGAGCTTTTCTCCAAAAAGGATCAGCCGAAGGTACTTGTACGCAAAATACGTAATACCCTTCCAGTCGTAGCCCTTGCCCCAGACGTTTAGCAGCGTAGCTAAAACCTCTTTGGATCGCCTATTTGTTTGCCAGCATGGTATTCTGTGTAGCTGTAAATTCTTCTGGCGCCATTTCCAATAAGGTATAATTCTAACCCCAGTAAAAAAGGTAGACTCTATTACCCAAGTGTCGTTAATTAAAATGCCTATATGGCTTGGGGGTTGCGCTAATTCTAGCTCTTCATATTTGGCGGCCCAGCAGATAAGTCGCGATCCTAGTTTATCGTTTCGGCTAAACAAATATTCCACTTTCATTAAACAATCTCGTGCAGAATGTAATTAACATATACGGTCTTGTCTGACACAGTTTCGTATTCTATAGATATATACATATTGCCATTTAGATCTGCGTCATAAGCCGACTTTCGTTTATAGAATCCCGGCGCAAGATTAACTAGTGAGGTTTTTCCGCCAAACGTATTTAAGTTAAATTTCGGAACGCCGGTTATGGTGCCGTTGTCGTCGTCTAAAATGTTAAGTTTAATCTTATCTCCAGCCTCGGCGCCGATAATTTCGATTTCGTTAAATTTTACTACAGAATACGGGACCTGAAAATCTAAAACTTTCGGGGTTTCCGATACAGTAACTTGAAACTCTTTACCCTCTACTCGCTGAAACAATCGCTTGCCGTTTTCTAACACTTTAGACGCAAATGGTAACGGGTTTGACGTACTTACTACCGGCCTTAGACTTTCAGCTAAAACGTTACGGTCTAGTGTTAAAATCTCGTCGTCGGTATATTTTTTATAATTAACCAAAAGGTCTGCGTTTTTGTCGTTAACTCTTAATATTGACTGAGACTCGTTAAAACGCACCGGCTCTTGTCCAGCTTTAATTTTATCGGTAATTGATCTACTGTCTAGTATAACAAACTTCATATATTTTCAACCAAATTGCTTTGCGTCATATTTGCGTTCATCGTTAGATCGTAATTTCCTCGAAGATCTGTAATTGTGGGGTACACGTCTATATCCGTAATTGGGGCGTGTAGTATGTTAAATAGCTGCAAGCCTGGATTTCCAGACAAATCCTCAAGCGGACTTCCAGAGTTATACAGGGTCGTTATTTGTGAATTACTTAGTACTCCGTTAAAAATTAAAAGGTTATTTAAGTCAGCCTGCAAAAAATTGCGATTGTTATTGCCTTCTCCAATAAGAAAATTATCTGACGAACTAAAATTCGTGCCGGTATTGTTAACAATTGTTGTACCACCACCAGCATCATCAATACGAAAGCTAAACCCCGACGCATCTTCGGTACCGTCGTATGTTATAACAACAAATTGCGCGACATTGGGGGTTAAAATGCCGTTTACCCTACGAGATAATTTTAAATTGCTGGTTTCGCTATCTATATATTCAGCGGTTAATCTGCCATTATCATTAATGTATATTTCAAGTCCGCGTTTTGTGCTAAACTGTGATTGTTGTGAAAAAATTATTTGTTTGCGATTAATATTTCTAGGAATTATAGTAAAACATATTGACCACGCAACATTTGAAGATAGCTCTGGAATGTTTGCGGTAGAGAGAGACTCGTCTATGCCATTTAGCTTAACTATATAGTCCGACTGCGCATCTGGTGGTAATATATCAATTATAAAAGATTTAACAAAAGTATTGCTGTTCGTATCTTCAACTTCAATTGTAACGCTGTGTTGATTAGAAGCGTCCGAGTCTAGTGCGGCGTTTACCTCAAGGTTGTTTCCAGTTATCGCAAACTTTGAATCTGGGTCGTCTGTAATCGTAAATGTGTAAGGACCCAGGCCTCCAGTTGGTATAATGTTTCCGATTGTAGTACCGATTGAAGCGGTTTCCTGTATTTCAGATTTAGTTAAAGTTAAGTCGGTGGGGCCGGGGACCTCGGCTAGACTTGGTTCGGTTATAATAACCCGTTGTGATGGGTTGCCGTCCGAGTTAAGTGTTATGGTGGCATTGGCGGTATCAAGTTTTTCGTGTGCTTCTAAATCGGCAACTCGTCGATCTGTGCCGGCGTCGTTCGGATTTTCTCTAAATGCTGCCCGGTCTCTATCGCGCTTATGATTGCTTATTGCCATCTAACGCCTCTTTAACTTCTTTATCCTGTATTGATATTTCAAACCAAGCTACCCATTTACCTTCAGCAAACTGGATGTCAAAGTATGAAAACCTACGATTGTGGCGTCGGTTATTGGCCAACATCACAAGCCTAAGTTCGTCCTTTGAGTCCGCCTCTATATACGATGGCGGGTGATTAGCGTTGCCTTCCATATTACCTCATTGAAAGCAGCGGGGGCCACGAGAATGACCCCCACTAAAATTATGCGCCTACCATGTAGACTTGTCGTCGACCACCGTCCATGACAGTGTCACCCATTCCAAGACTGAACGCATAGTCAGTAGCCTGGAGAGTTACTTCAGCACGTTGAGTTTCGAACTTGATTTCCATTTGCATTGCGATACCAACCGCAGAACGGTGATAAGCACATGCTTCGTTAGCGTTAAGTCCGTTGTGGACCATTACGCGGAAACCGTAGATTTTACCAATTTCCCCTTCAAGGATAGCTTCACGAGAGCCATACTTGTCGGCGTTACGGAATTGGTCGAGGTCAATAAGGTCTTTCTCTAATTCAGGCGGGATAACAAGCCATCGGTCAGAGGAAGGCAAATTCTGTCTGTTCAGAAGTTCGCGGGCCTTAGAGATACCCTCTAGAGTCAAAGCCGTGGCGGAACCTGAAGCTGCGGAACCGTCAAGATCGATATTGTGATCTGGAGTGGCGGTGCTAGCAAGTCGAAGTTGCGCGATGATTTGATCATCTACGTAGATACCCATTTGCTGTCCGGCAGATCGTGCAAGCTCGGCCTCAAGAGGCATTTTAGTTTGCATAGAAACGCGATCTGGAACGCGATAAGGCAAGGTTTGCCACTTGTCGAGGTCGATAGTGTCAACGTCGAAAGTGGGTGATTGATACTCGGTGGCAGTTAATCCGTCAGGGTTCTGAGCAGCAGGTCCCGCAAAAGAAGCAGAGAACTTAGGAACACTTACAGATTTGTCACCTTTAGAAACTTGTGATGAAAGGTCGATTACAGTCGGTCGCAACTTGGCTTCCCGAAGTAGTTCATCCTGTACAATCGACAGAATGACGTCATTTTCGGTTGCTGATGTTGCGAACGCACTGGTTACCGGTTGATCAGCCATTTTAAACTCCTATTAAGGTTATCGTGCGCTTTTCTTCTCAGAAAGAAGTCGGGCGCGTTCTTCAAATGTCATTTCACTCAGACGACGGTCCGAGTTGGGAGCCACTGGCCCTGTTGAGGAAGCAGATCTCGATGTGATGTTAGCCGAGTTAGACTGTGGAATGAGTTCACCATGACTCTCTCGAAAGGCGTTGGCTACTTCGCGGACACTCTCAGAGCTAAGTGAACCGTTTTCGTCAACTTCTATCGCATCAAGATTCGCAAAGATTAGATAGTCGTCTTTGATGTTGCCGATTTCTGATTTCAACGCTTGCAACTTCTTCTCGCGAATTACTTGTTGTTTAAGAGTTTGGCTAGCCTCAATTGCCTGCTGCCTCTCTAACTCTAACTTTTCGGCGAGCGCCTTCCAATTCTCTTGCTCCTTCATGCGGGCTTCTTCCTCGGCCTTGGCCTTAGCTTCATACTCCGCAAGTTTCGCTTTGAGTTCCTTCTTCTCGGACTTATATTTATGCATGTCACGGGTGACGTCCAAGTAAGCATTTTTTGGAACGAACTCGTCCTCATTTGAACTATCGGAGCCACTGCTCGCGACAGCCTGAACATTCTCCTCCTGACTAGGCGAGTTTTGTTCTTCAGACATATAATCCTCCTGTAGCACAGCTACTTTAGTTTATTTTGTATCGCCTTGGCCACCGCGTCTCCAACTACCTCGGCGATTTTAGTTTCTTCATCTCTTGTCAAAGCCATAAAATTTCGAGACCCGTCTTTGATTTTCTTCTCGTCTCGACGGTCTACGCTGACGGTTACACTCTGCGCGGCAACGTCCACCTCTAGATTGTCTAGCGTTCTGCCGGTTTCAGTAAAATTACTCTTACCGGGGGTAGTGTCGCTGGCTAGGTCCTTAAGTCGTCTGCGGCGAACTGTGGATTGTGCCAGTTTACCGAGCGGGGCCCTTTTCTTATTCTTAACTCCGATGCCAGCTTTCGTTCTGTCGAAGATGATCTTTTTTGCCGTCTCGCCTGCTTCGCGTAGAACTTCTTTATTGCGAGCGGTGTCAAATATGATACGCGCAACTTTTGTCGCAATATCAGTTAACTCTCTCATCCATATCCGTTTCGTCTTTACTAGTTTCGTCTTGCTCGGCGGCAGCTTGGTTACCCTCGACGAACGTGCCGTCGGATTGTCTCTCTGGACCTAGGTTAACTCCAAAGTCTAGCATCTTCTGTTGAAACTCTATTGCCTCGTCGTCTAGTTCCTGAACCCACTCGTCGATCTGCTTTTCGGTCATCTCGGGCATTAGCATCTGGAGGGACCGCTTGCGAGTGATCATCTTAAGGTCTCTTAGGCCGCGCACTTCCTCGATCTTCTGATTAAAAGTCTTGACCGGGCGCATCTCTGGGTATACAACGCGGAATGAGTCGGTAAATGTTGAAGAAAAAGTGCGAGACTCGTCCACCGCTCCAGTCGCCGCGAATACAGGCTGCATGTCGGCGATCAGGTCCCAAAGTTGAAGCTCGATTCCACGAAAAAACTCGGTCTGGCGTTTGCGTTCACCGGTTACATCGCCCTCGTCAAGGGCCTTGGCCAGCGCGCTAGCGTCCCGACCGTTGGCCATGGTCTGCCCAGTTGATACCTTGATGCCCAGACTTGAGAAGTACCCTTCGGCCTCAAACTCGATAAGCTTTAGGGTCTCGGGGATGTCCACTTCCGGCTTTAGTACGCCGATCTCTGGGTCGGAACCGTCGCTCGACTCGCCCAGGTCTACGACCGCGTCGGGGTTAAACTCCGCGTCGGAAAGGTCTGCGTTTTTAGACCAGATAATTGAGTGTGTGGCAAACTGTGCGGCGTAGTTCAGGTCGGTTAGTAGTTTGGGGATTAGGACTGATATGTCAAAGCCCTGTTGGTTAGGAAACTGAATAAGCTCGAACGAACTCACCTTTCCGTGAACATATGGGATGCGGCCAAACGGATTAACCGCAGGCATCCCCGGAACAAGCCCATCGACTCCCATTTCGGCCATCTTGTCGGTGCGCACTGTCCCGCCGTTATCGATGATGGCCCACTCGTCGTCGGAGTATAGTGCAAAAAGGCTGATCTCGCGGATCTCGTCTTTTTCTACTAGGTCTCCGTTTTCATTATATACCGCGCCCTTGCGCTCGAACTCTATGCCAAGAAGTTTGATGAATACGGTCATTCGGTTCGGGTCTACGGGGTCGTCGGAGTAGGGCAGAAACTGGTGCCCCGGCAGTACTCTAACGCGGTGCTTCCGATTTTCTATGTACGGCTCTAGCGCGAAAGTGTGATGCACGTTAAGAACCCAGTTGGCGGCGTTCATCTTCCGGTCGATCATAGACTCGGATGCTATGTTCTCCATTATTGTCTGATCTGTTGGGCGATCTGTAAGCCGTTTGGGGGGCTCAATGTACACTTTAGACAGCTTGTCGGCGGCCTTCTTGATCATATTAATAGATGGGATACGCTCTTTGGCGCGACGGTACGCCGCCGGGGAGATAATCTCTTTAGCTAGAGACTTCTCTACCTCGTCCTTAACCTGACCTTCAGCAACTCTGTATAGCCGCTGATTGAATTCTAGGTAGTCGTGATGATCTGTGATGTGCTTAAGAATATCCGGGATGAGTTCAACTAGCGGTTTTTGGGTACCCATAATTCTCCAATATATGTAGTTATGGTTATCTATAGCTAACCGAGGCTTTTCGCTTTGGCTTTTTGAGTGGGTCGAGGTGCCAGCAAGCGTAGCCGAGTGCATCAGAGATGTGTGATAGCATGGGGTCTTTATTATCAAATGTTAGTTTCTCAAGGTCCGCAATCAGTTTTTTACATCGGGGGCTGATAACTAACTTTCCATGTTCTAGTAATCGGTTAATATTATTGTAACGGTCTCTAATCTCTGGGTTACTAAACTTTAGGACGTCCAGTCCTCGACGACGTAGTATCTCGTGATCTGTTACAGATGCCTTGGTACTCCGGGTTGCTCCCGACTGATCGGCTACAACCTTAATTTCTCTAAACGGAAACCTTTTAAGTATTTCCTTAGAGGCTTCGGCGGTGTTGCTATGCTCTAGGTACAACTCGTCCACAACGTAGATAACACCCTTAACGATGTAAACATATACTCCGCACAAAGGGTTTACGTTAAAGTCTAGGCCCACAAATAATGGGACGTTAAAGTTTTCCTCGAACTTGCGAGTGTGCTTGAATCTATCAAACGCGTGGTACACACTACCGCTATTGAGGTTAACAAACTGTCCGTCAAGTTCCTGTTGTGCAAGCTTGCTGTCATACTGACTCATGAGGGTCTTAAGATAGTTAGCGCCAAGATTAGCGACGTTTTCTTTCGTCCTCGCTCTAACTACGTGAGTGCCGGGTTTAGGGTTTTCGACGAACATCTCATAGACCCAATTAAGGCCGTTCGGAGTTGTTGTTCCCTTCCACTGGCACGTCCCTCTAGGGTCTCGAATCCGACCGATCAGGACGTTGAAAGCTTCCTCTTTATAGAAAGCGCATTCGTCCGACCAGGCCCAACCCGCTTCAATCCCGCGTAATAGATCATACTTCTCCATGGAGATAGTGTAGATCGTGGACTTTCCTAGTAAGATAACACCGTCTTGTTGTTTATAAACGTACCGCAATCCAAGACTGTCACAAATTTCAAAAAACTTAGCGAGCGTTGCCTTTTTTAGCTGGGAGTAGGAGTTGGCGGTGATGATTCCCACCGTGTCGGGGTTCTCGATGGCCATTAGTACGGCCCAAACCGCTCCGGCGTATGTCTTACCGGACCCTAGTCCTCCAGCGAAGAGAGTGTACTGATCTTCAGAATACAAGAACTCGATCTGCGCTTTAGAGAGTTCTAGGTTAGCTTTCCGAAGCTTCGCCACTGTCATCTCCCACGGCTTTTAGGTTACCGAAATCCTTCTCGGTCACGCGGATGACTTCTGGCTGTTTCTCTTCAGACAACTTGCCGTCGTACAGACTTGCCATACGACCCATCGCTACTAGCGCGTCGAGTGCCGTTTTGTATTTACGTTCGGCAACACACTTACGGTACAAAAGGTCCTTTCGCTTCCAAATACTAACGGCAATCTCTTCGCGATGTTTAGACATTTCACCCTCAACCTTCTTGATGCAGTCAAGGTACTGTTTTTCTGCCGTTCTGTAGGACACGCGCCAACGTTTACTAATCTCTTCGCATATCTTTTTTCGCGACCAAGACTCCTCTAAACCGTTAAGAATAAACTCTTCACGCTCTAGAAGTTCACGTTTTGTAGCTTTTTTAGCGATAGGGAACCTCCCGGGCCGTAGTATATATTGTTCAATTTCAGTAAGTTACTGATTTTGAACAATTAATGGCAGGAGGCGCTATGCGAAATATTAAGAAAATAGTGATCCATTGCACCGATAGCGACGACAGCCTAGACATCGGATTCAAGGAAATAAACGAGTGGCACAAGGAGCGGGGCTGGCTATCCCCAAGCGGAATCTCGTGCGGCTACCACTACGTAATACGAAGAAACGGTAAGATCGAGGCGGGACGGCCTGAGATTGAGCGGGGGGCACACGTCAAGGGCCACAACCGAGATAGTATCGGCATCGTTTGGGTGGGGCGCAAAGACCCCAGTCGTGAGCAGTACAAAAGCCTACTTGCCCTTACTCGCACCATCATCAATCGACACAATATAGACATCGAAAACGTGTTGGGGCACACAGAACTCGATCATCTTAAGACCTGTCCCAACCTTAGTATGGTTAAGTTTCGTGGCGACCTGCTATTTGTTAAGTACGAAGATGTAAAAGAATCAGTTAAGGGGTTATTTAAATGAAAGAATCCTTCGGTACCCTTAAGTTCCTCCTCGTCGGCCTCCGAAAATTCATCGCCTGGTCGATCTACCTGGCTGTCGCGATTGTTCTCTTACTTACGGGGATTATTCCGGGCGAAGACTGGTTAGGTCATATTACAACTGGGACCGTCGCTTTCTTTAGCACTAACATCGGCGAGCATTTGATTAACCTAGGAAAAGACTGGATAAAGAATAAGAAGTTTGAAGATGTCGCGAAGATCATTAATAGAAATGATGTTTGATTTTATATTATACTTTAGTATTGGTTACTTTGTATTTTTATTTATATGGTGGTTTTATGCCTAACAGAACTTTATGTGCAGTGCTAGATGAGATGCGGGAGTGCTATAAGACTCGTAACTTTTCTTATCTTGGGGGGCTTATAGAAGAAGCTCAGACGCTGGCCAATCGAATGGAAGCTGCCCTCTGGGATCAGAAGGACTTTGAGCGAACACAGAAAAAGCATAGGAAGCTTAAGAAAGAAATCAAGGAGATGCAAGATGAAGCCGAAGAGCGCAAAGGCGAAGGGTCGGAGATTTCAACAGTTGGTTCGGGATATTTTGGTGAAGGCATCTGACTTACTTGAGCCGGACGATATACGCTCGACATCGATGGGCGCTCCGGGTGAGGACCTCTTAATGAGCCCACTTGCCCGCAAGATCTACCCGTTCAGCTTCGAGTGTAAAAATGTAGAGAAACTTAATATCTGGAAGGCCATCGAGCAGGCCAGAGAAAATAGCGGGGGCCACCTCCCTGCTGTAGCATTTACAAAAAATAAGGAACAGGCTTATGTCGCAATCCCTCTTAATACGTTTGTCGAGCTATGCACTAGCAATTATCCTAGGGGCTCTAGTAACGTGGCACCTAAAGCCGGAGAAGATCAAGACTAAGACGGTAACTGAAGTCCAAGAACGGGTACGCGTTGACACTAGAATTATAGAACGGCCCGATGGTACTAAAGAGACTGTTATCGTTGAGAATCGTCAGACTGACTCCCGAAGCGAGCAAGAAAAGCTTGTACTATCTCCTTCTCGCGAGTGGTCAGTAGGTCTCGGCGTCGAGTTTCCTCAGTGGCAGCCTGAGTATTCTGTCCAAGTCCAACGTAGAATCGTGCTAGATCTTTACGCCGGTCTGTACTATCGAACTGATGGGACGGTAGGGGCGCTAGTTTCGTATTCA